CCTGATTGTTGAACAAGTTGCACCCTATCCGGGGTGACTACCAGTTTAACGACCGACTGGCTTTGGTCTTTAGTTATATTAATATTAGTGTGTTGGGTCCATTCGGACCAATTTTGTATGCCAACATTAAATTCATGTACAAGCCTAAGCCACGGAGGTTGACATTTCCACCACTGCTCGGTAACCAATGCACATTCATTGTTTACCTCCTTCCATTTTTCTACTATCTCGCTATAAGAAATACTCAAGACATTACAGAATCGTAACAAATCATGTTTTGTAGCTATTATACGCAACTTTCGGCGTGACTCTTCATAAAATTGTCTTCCATGAAACTTAGCTTCAAACAGGAAATTGTCTATACACTGTCCGGTCAAGAATTCAAGTGATACTGTGCGCGGAGGTACATGGCACATTAAACACTTAAACATACTTTTCTTAAGCAAGGGGGCCACTACTACCCCAAAATCTTTATTATATAACATCTTCCTTTTAAGAAACTCGACGTCATCTAATTTATAAAATTTGCGACGCGATGTAGTGTTCTTTTTCTCCATATCAGTGCCTCGAATGCCTAAAGCATCCCAAGCTTTAAGTACTGCTGACACGGTAAAGAAATTCGCGTCGGGGTGAACGTTTGCAATAGAATCATCCCCATAGACTCTAAGAGTGACAAGCTCTACAAACGTTCTAGGTCCATTATACATATAATAAAAAGCCATTCGATAATAAGTGGAATTGATAAGGCAACCTAGCATAGAAGTCAAAGGAGTACCAGAAGGTAACAGCCCTGACATACATACCAAGTCTCCATGAACATCTATTAACGGAAATAGTAGCATATGTTTAAGAACTGCTAATCTATTAGTATATCTTCCGTCTTTATTACATACCTCATTAAATGGCTTAAAAAATATATCAATGCACCCACTAAGTACTTCAAACATCACAGTTGCATCCATATTAGCAAGATCTAAGGCTATCATTCTATTCTTACCATGCTTAGTAATCTCTAACACAAACTTGGTCCAATCTGTAGAATGAGCATTTATCCCAACTACGATCTCTGTATACTTAGTATTCATACAGGCATATCTACACGTGGTTAGTGCTACCCTACGTAACACTAATTGTATAATAGTACTAGCCATAAAGAAAGATCTCAACTTACCTATAGCAGCTTTATCTTCTTCAGTAGCTTGCAATTTAAGTTGTTGCACTACTATATCGGGTGTAATTATGCCCCTGTCCATTTGATCCTCGTAATGTGCTACTTCTTCTAGGACCCAAGGATCAAAAGTCCACGCTCCGTCAGTAGCTTGGGTAGCATATAAGCTCTTGCTACCTTGTTTTCCTCCTCCCATTGCTGTAGACATGTTAACTCCTCCAAGAAACTTCTTTCCTACAACTCCATTCACTATCTCGAAATCATTTAATGCTCTTATTTGATCACGCCAATAAGTATTTTGTCTAAGAGGAGCCATAAATTGATCTTCCAAATCCTGTTGCGCCACTCGTAAAATATTCATATCTCTGACAGTTGTTTTTTGTGAATATGCTCTTATTAGTTGTCTCACTCCATGTCTTTTGTCACCTCCAAATTTAAAAGGAGGCGCTACAAAGGAATAATCAACTTTAAATTCTGTCTTAACATCATCACATATAGGAGTGTAAACAACTTTATCATTAAATGAATATCTTTGAATAGCAGAACCTAGAAGTTCTACGCCATCTAACCTATCAGTAGTATCTAAGAAAGGATTGTGTCTATATATATTTGGAATATAATTGGGTAATTTTGTAAAATCTAAACCACTCTGGATCAATAATCCATTCGTAAAGTGTTGTACTGAGGCCTCTAAATCTTGTCTAAGCACACAACAGGCAACACTAAGCCGAGTTTTCTCATCACCTCCCACATGAATTCCCAAAATACTAGATACCTTCCTACTTTCGTCAACTAGCACAGCGCCGCACAATCCCATGAAATTATCACTAAAATAATAGTATCCTGGAAAAGGCTCCGTCGAATTAGTAGCATCGCTACTGTACGAAATACTAGTTGCATCTAATTTGGATGGTTGTCCCAATGTTTTCCTATAAACAAGACGTCCAACTACAGGAGTTGACATACGTTCAGTGGGAAATGAATCAAGTATATCTTTAGTACGCATGTGATCCATTGCTTTCTCAACATATACTACACACAGATCTCCTGGTAATTTGAATACCATCCTCTCACACAGTTGGAATTCAATAATAGCATTACCTGGCAAATCATAGCTGGAAATTTCAGTCTTTAGACACTGTAAAACATGTCCATAGGATTCACGAACATAATGATATGGCATTATTATAAAATGATTTGCAAAAGATAAAGCAGAAACTATTTTCTTATTGCAGGTATTTCTAATAAAAAACACATTCTTAAGAGTAGCCGATTCTAACTCAGAATAAGTTCGAGATACTTCTACACTAGGTTTCGAAAGAAATATTTCCTGCTTTGCTTTATACCAATCATCTTTAGCTTGGCGATCTGCTGTTTTAACTTCATCTACAGACATATCATATCCTACTTGAACATCACAATAAAGATTAGAAAATTGTTCAATCAATGCAGGTATAAAAGAAGTTACTACAACGTAAGACAAACCTAATGGTAATATAGCATCACGCATTAAATCTGGCCACTCCATTTTGGTTTCTTTTTCTCTACCTGAAATTTGTGATATAGCCTTCAGAGCAAAGTCTCGCATGCTCATAGGTTTATATAACGTTTCTTCATAGTCTTCTAATCTCGTTCTTGTTCGAACGTGTTCTACATATGCTGATCTAGTATTATAATAGCAACAAATATGTTGTGAAGGAGGACGGCCTCTATTTTCAAACCAATAGTTCAATTTATAGAGTACATAATCTTTCCACAACGCAATCTTCAATTTGGGGTGAGTGCTATACATATAGTGAGATAACATGGTATCTTCTAAAGAAGAAGGAATAAATGCCCATGGATTCTCACAAAACCGCTCAACATACTCAAAAACCATATCACTCAAGTAGGAGATAACGTCACATACTAGTCCAGAAAACCAATCCTGCAGCACACTCTTCACAGCATGACCCATCCTACGAAGTTCTGCCAATAGATCTTTGGATGACAATATTCTAGAACCAATATCATTCAACTTCATACTTAGGATCTTATCTATTAGTTTCTTACAATACTTAACTCGCTTACGCTCAACGCCGGACTGACACATCAACGAATATTTAATAGTATCTTCTGCTAATAAAATAGACCCTTTATCAAAATCAAATAAATCAGGCTCCG